ATAGATAGGTGTCGTACTGTTGATTGGAGAAAGACACTAGAGAATAAAGGTTATTCTTACTTTGATAAAGGTAAGTATAATCTTAATCTTATTGGTGTTCGTTCCAAAGAACATGGTAATGAGTTCAATGATGTTTTTATAATTGATTATTGGACAGCTAATGGTAAGAGATATACTCCTATATATCCTTGTACTACTGACCCTGGTTATAAAAGTCTTACTAATCCTGTTAATATTAAAGGTTGTGCAATTCTAGTTCCTGGTCAGTATCGTGGTTGTTTTAAGAAAGGTTATCATAAGGGACAATATCTTGCTCTTGTTCAACATAAACCTGTTAAAGTATTCCGTGATGCTAATAAAGATTTCTATCTTGATTGTGATGAATCAACAATAGAAGAAGGAATGTTTGGTATCAATATTCATAAAGCAGGTGAATCAAGTATTGTTGTTGATGGTTGGTCTGCTGGTTGTCAAGTTCTAGCTAGAAGTATGGATTTTAGAGAACTTATGAATATAGTCAACTTAGCAATTCCTTTGTGGGGCGATGTATTTACTTACACGTTGTTAGAAGAAAAAGACTTAATAATATGAAACTAAAGAGTATTGGAATAGGACTATTAATAGTAGTAATCCCATTTGTTATAATTGGAGTATTAAACAATTTTGTTTTTAATAAGGAAAATGTAGAAGTCCCGCTTATCGTTCCTGATACTATATATCAGGAAATAAAAACAAAAAGAGATAGTTTACAACTAGTAATAGATTCTATTCTCAATACTCTTAATAATACTAATCAGTATGAGAAAGAATTTGATAAAGCAATTAGTGATACTGATAGTATTGCTATTCTCGAACGCTTCATATATCTTGTGTCAAAACCAATCGGAGTTGAGAATCCAAAGGTTGGAGACGAAGGTAGATAGTTTACAGCAATCCTACTCCTTTACGGGGGATGGCGGAGCGAAGCGACGCCTAGATAAAGAAGTATTAAGAATAGCCAATGCAAAGTTAATACTTTCAGAAGAGTATAAAAGTCAATATGAATCCTACAAGAAGTTATACGAACTAAAAGTTAGAGATAGCTACTTGCAGGATTCTATTATATCTAAGCAACGTGAAGAAATAAAGAGGATAACAATACTAGGAAATCAAGCTATTGTTAATCTTAATAAGGAATATAATAAGTCTAAAAGGTATAAGAAGCAACGTAATGGATTCATAGCTAGTACAAGTGTGCTAGCTATTCTTGTTGCTATACTATTAAAATAACTAATTATAAGTATGGAACTTAGTGAATATCCCTTTTATCAATTCTATTATGAAGAAGATAAAGGAAAGAAATATAAACACGCAAGAGACTGTGGATATAAAGACCCATTCGACCATTTCTTAATAGGAGAAAGTGGAGGGTTCTTAATGAATATTGACCCACATAAGCGTTTTGTTAATACAGACCTTTTACGTCCTGCTGCTGTTACTTATGAGAAAGAAGGAGTTTATACTAAGTTTGCAGTAGATAGTATGCCTCATATAAACTTTCGTAAACAGGAAACTCTACGTAGACTTGTTGGTTTTAAAGCTCCTTGTCTTATGGATACTAGAACTGGTGAGATAGAAGATGTCTATATTACTGGTGAACATTATAATTTTATTAATTATGGTCGTATTCTTAAACTAGATACTAAAACACTTCGAGTAGAAGAAGGTAAGGTTACTGGTCGTAAGATAAGAGGATTTCCTAGATTTATTGATTGCCAGTGGTGGTATTTCTTAATCAAACAGTTTTGTCGGGAGAATGGTTTGTTCCTTATTAATGATAAGACAAGACGTGGCGGATTTAGTTATATGGAAGCTATTGGTTCTGCTAACTTTATCAATCTTACTCCTAACCGCGCTGTTATTCATGCTGCTAGTGATAATAAGTTCTTAGTTCAATCAGGCGGTTTATCTGACTTTATGAAGAAACAAATTATCTTCTATGAATCTAATACTCCTTTTGCTAGAGGTATAGCTAAGATTGATGCTAGTGATTTTATCTTAGGTTATAAAGACCCTAGTACAGCTATTATTGATGATAACAGTTGGAATAGTGCTTGTATATCTGTATCTACTAAAAATAATCCTTCTGCCGCTGTTGGTAAGGATGCCGGAGAAATCAAATGTGAAGAGATGTCAGAGTTTGAGAACTTTGATGATTTTATGGATGTAACTGAACCTACTCTAAAGACTGGCTCTGTTACTACTGGTTTTCTTAATGCTTGGGGTACTGCCGGTAAAGCTAATGCAGGTTGGGTAACATTTGAACAAAACTTCTATGACCCTAGAGGTAGAAACTTTATGGCATTTGAAAATGTATGGGATAAAGATAGTAGACCGGAAGTATGTGGTTACTTTAAACCTTATTGTTGGGGACTTGAAGGTTATAAGATTGGTGATGATAATCAAATTGCTACTCTTACTTCTCTTGATGATGATGGTAATTCTGATATAGCTCTTGGTTTTCAGATAGCAGAAGAAGAACGTGCTGCTGAAAAAGCTAAGAGTAAATCATTTGCTAAGTTTGTTAGTTATTGTGGACAATATGCTAATATGCCTAGTGAATCATTTAGTTCTGTAAGTGAGAATATATTTAGTAGTGAGATATTAGATGAATGGGAACAAGAATTAAAGATGTCTAATAAGTATAACTTCTATATAGATGGTAAGTTTGTAGAGTATGATTCAGATAATTTCGAGTTTATTCCTAATGAACGTATTGCTGCTACTGGTGGTGTATTTAAGAAAGACTACTTTGATTATATTAAGAATGTTCCTCGTCACTCTAATGAAGACCCTGAAGGTTGTATTCGTAAATGGTTTAATCCAATTAAAATAGAATACATAGATAAAAAGACAGGTCAGCTAACTAAAGGTACTCCTCCGGGAATATATAGTATTAGTTATGACCCTGTTGGTATTGATAAAGATAAGAAAGAACTTACTAATAAACATTCACATAATAGTATTAAAGTTTGGATGAATCCTTGTATATATAATGGTTATCGTCCTAGATTATGTGCTGTGTATTATGGTCGTCCTGATGAACTAGAGAAAGCAGATAGAATCTGTTATTACTTTGCAGTTACTTATAATTGTCTTGGTACAACTAATGTCGAGATTAACCGTGGTGAAACAGTTAGTAATTTTAAGAAGTGGAAAGCTATTAGATACTTAGGTTATCACCCAGTTCATTTATGGGATACTAATATTAATACTAAGAAGATTAATACTATTGGTTATGATATTAGTAGTGAAACAGTTAAACTCGATGGTCTTCGGATGTTAAAAGAAATGTTGTATTCCCCCATAGGGAAGTTCGAGGACGGTCGTGATATGCTTGTTCTTCATACTATATATGATTATCAGTCAATACTAGAGTTAAAGAAATGGTCTAATACTGGTAACTTTGACCGTGTATCTGAAATGATTGTCCGTGGTATTGAATGGGCTGCTAATGATAAGTTTGCTAAAAAGCAGCTTGAACATAGACAGAGAGTGCAAACAGAAAAAGAAAACTTTTGGAATCGTAAACGTTATTAATTATGAGTTGGTTAACAGAAAGCAACAGGTTAAAACATTTCCTCTACGCAATCCCATGTGGATTACTAGGAATAATGTTAGTAGTAGGCTTAGCCGTAGGCATGGAATTTAAAGATAAAATGTATGGCAGTAAGTTTGATTTCTTAGATATTTTAGCTACATTGCTTGGCGGAATGATAGGATTCGTATTAATGCTAGTTATAGTAATAAGTACGGGTGCTATTGATTGGTACATTAACATACTTATTAAACTAAGCGAATTATTATGATTGATGTTAAGCTAAATGCTCGACTTGGGGACATGCCTAAACAGCGTGTCCCTAATTCTGAAAAGGATGAATACTGGGCTGGTAGAACAATAGATTACTGTATTGCTGCCGGACTAGCGTGTAATGATAGAACTAAGACAGAACAACTTCTTGAAATACTTCATGGAGAAATGCCTGACGAGTTCTATCGTAAAACACTTAATCCTTATAATGCTACGAAGGAGAACTTTAAAAGGTTTCCTGCTACTCTAAGGAATCTTGATATTATTAATGATGTAGTTCGTCGTTATTTATCAGAATACGTTAAATCTCAACATGAATTTATTGTTGGTGCTAATAATCCTGAAATCATTATGGCTCGTGATGCTGCTATTCGAGAAGATATAGTTAAGCGAGCTATGTTAGCATTTCAACAAGAACTTCAAAGAAGAATACAGCAACAACAAGCTGAAAATGCTCAACTAGAAGCTCAAGGACAACCAACACAAGAAGTTGACCCTGAACAATTAGCAGGTGATGCAGAAGAGTTTGAAAAGAATTTCATTGATAATTATATAGATGAAATAAGTGCGCAAGCTCAACAACTATTAGAAGTTATTGATGATGTTCTTAATAACGAAACAATAATTCCAGTTGAGTACTTTAACTATATCGTTACAGGGGAAGTTTATAGTTTTCATACTGTTCGTGGTAAAAAACTAGTTAAAGAGTGGGTTCCAACTACTGATATGTTTCCTGTTCCTAATGGAGAACAAATGGTATCTAAGTATGATATTGTAGCTCGTAGAATGTTAATGAGTTACAATCAAGTAATAGACCAATTCTCCGATGAATTATCAGATGAAGAACTAGAGTTTATAACTAAGTATTATAATCCTAGCACAGTTGGTGCTACTCGTACACTTAGTCTTAATGCTTATACTTATTATTTCCCTGAAAAGTGTAAAAACTATGAGAATGATAATAGAGAGATATTTCCTTCTGATGGTTATGATTTAAGATTAAAGAACGGAGAACTACTTGAAGTATGGCATGTTAATTGGAGAGGTTATACACAAGTTAAGATATTGAAATATGTTAATGAGGTAGGATTAGTTGATGAAATGATTGTTTCTGATGATTTTGAATTTAATCCTGAACTTGGACATATTGAGATAACTTCTGTATATAAACCACAAGTTTATGAAGGTTATCGTATAGGAGGTCAACGTTTTGGTATATATCCTGGTGGTGCTAAACCTATTTCTTTCCAATTGGATGATGATGTTAGATTGCAGTATTGTGGACTTCAAGAAGTACTTCCTCAAATGGGAAGATTCTCTATTGTAGAAATACTTACTCCATTCCAAATATTAATCAATATCTTCTCTTATCATAGAGAGATGATGATAGCTAAGAACAAGATGTTTATTCTTGTCGCAGCTAAATCTTTATTTGGAGAAGATGCAGAAGAAGCTATCTATAATATAGCGGCAGAAGGTATATTCCCGTATGATGATGCAGAAGATATTAATAGTACTAAAGCACAATCTATTAAAATGCTTGATGCCAATATCTCTGGTTATATTACTGAAATATCTAATCTTATTGAATCTATTAAAGCTAGTGCTCGTGAAATGGTAGATATGACACCACAACGTTACGGACAGATAGCTACTAGTGCTGGTAAAGGTACAACAGAAGAAGCTATTATTCGTGGTTCAATGGGTACAGTTATTATTAACTATATGTTCGATAAGTTCCGTGAGGACGAATATCTAATAGATTTAAATAATTCCAAATTAGCTTGGATAGACGGATTAGATACTTCTTACTATGATAAGTCAGATAGAAAACAATATCTATCTCTTAATGTAAATAATCATACTCTTGGACAATATGTAATCAAAGCTAAAAACTCTGATAGAGAAACAGAGAAATTTGAACAACTTAAAGAGTGGGCTTTCAATGCTAGTCAGAATGGGGATTTAATGTCTGCTGTTGCTGCTATTACTTCCGGTAATATATCTAGTCTTAAACTAGCTATTAACCGTTATCAAGAGATTCGTCAGAAGAACGAAGAATCACTTAGACAGTTAGACCAACAGTTAGAAGAAACTAAGAATAAAGCTGTTCTTGAACAGATAGCTGCTAAGGGAGAACAAGACGCTAGACTAGCAGAAATCAAAGGTTATTATGATTTACTTGCTAAAGGAATGGACACCGAAGCTGCTATGGCTGCTTTAGCTAATCAACCTGCACAAGCTGCTCCACAAGATAATTCTGCCGAACTATCATTGAAACAAGCTGAACTAAATGAAAAGAAACGAGCTAAGGATTTAGATATGATTAATTCTGCATTAGATAGAGATAATGAACTAAAGATAGCTAAAGAGAATAAGAATAGATATGATAGTCCTAAGTCTAAATCTAGTTCTACTAAGAAGTGAACACTAAGTTATAATTAGCTATATACCATTCTCTATGATTCAGACGTGCCCTACGGAACTTTCCGTAGGGTTTTTCGTACCCATAGAATCGACGTAGATAGCATTTCCTTCGCCTCTGTTGCATTTACCCTATCAAATGGATGAACTGTAAAGGAAAGCATTAAAATGCCGTGACGGGTCTTAAAATGGCTCATTCTTTTGCCCTGTATCGAACGCAAAATTTCTGCTAATAAGATTAGCTCCAGTAATACTTAAATACGAATACGAGCAATTCTAAACCTAATAATAAGGGTATTCAGACTAGTAAGAGTTTGCTTTCTCATATTATTAGATTACATTTGAGTGAAAGTAATAATCAAAACATATTTATTATGCCAACTTTTAATAGTAATAATTCTCTCGATTTAAGTACTGCTAAAATAGATGATATATCTACTGTTGGTGGTGCAGGTCAAAGTGCTGGCTCTGGTAATAACGGTAATACTACCGGACAGGGACAACAAGGTGCTGGACAACAAGGTCAACAAGGTAATGGTAATGGTAATGGTAACCCTGATACTGATACTAATGCCGATACTGGTAACGGTAATGGTAATACTGGAAATCAAGGTCAGCAAGGTCAGCAAGGTCAAGGAGATAATCAGCAACGAGACTCCTCTACGGGGGAAGAAGTGGTATTATCAGAAGGTGATACTGTAAATGTTGATGGTGTAGATTATACTATTGATGCTAACGGTAATGCTCTTGCTGCTGATGGAACTGTATTCTGTACTGCTACTGAACTTGCTGAACTTATATCTCAAAATGGTTCTGAACCAAGTGTTCTTGAACAATTACAAACTCGTTTCGGTTCTGACTTTAAAGATGAGAACGGTAGTCCTATTGTATTCGATAATAATACAGAAGGTGTTGCCGCTTATGTTGATACAGTAATTCAGAATAGAATTGCAGAAGCTCAAACTGCTGCTCTTAACAATCTGTTTGAAACTTATCCACAAGTAGAACAAGTTATCAATCATCTTAAACTTAACGGTACTCTTGACGACTTCGTAGAAATTCCTGATAGAAGTCAGATTACTGTTAGTAAAGATAACGAAGAACAACAAGCTACTTTCATTCGTGAAGAATGGAAACTTAGTGGTAAAAAAGGAGATGTAAATAAATTCATTGACTATTGTAAGAACGCCGGTATTCTTTATGATACTGCTGTTGAATCTAAAGAAGCTGTTGATAGCATTTATGAATCTCGACTTGCTGAACAGAAAGCACAAGTAGAAGCTAAAGAAGCTGCTGCTGCTGCCGAAGAGAAAGCATATTGGGATAATGTAGAAAAGACTATTAGTAAAGGCGAACTATTAGGTTATAGTATTCCTGAACAAATTCAGTGTAACAAAGATGGAAAGAAGGTAATGCTTAGTCGCAAAGACTTCTTGAAGTACGTGTCTACTCCTGTTGACAACGAAGGTAATACAGCCTATATGTTAGACGAAGCTAAAGTTGATTCTAATGCTCGTATGCAGGATGATTTACTTAAAGCATTTCTTAGGTTTACTGGTGGCGATTATGCTAGTCTTGTCGGTATGGCTGTTAATAAGCAGAAAGTTCTATCTATTAGAACTACCGCAGCACAAACTACTGGTAAAAGGACTGTTATTATCAATAGTAAAGATAATAATTCTAAGACAGTTGATAATGACCAACTAGTCTTGAACTAACTAAATTAAAACGAATATGTACAAATTAAGAGAAGTCGAAAGAGGTAGATATGATGATAGAGGTTACTCTAATGAGCAATCTCTTGCTGCCTTAATGATTCAAAAACCGGAAGAGATTAACAACTTCCTGACTTACACTTATGGTATGGAAGATGACCGATTTCCGCTAACTTTCCTTACAGAAGGACAAGGTGCTGCTGGTGTTCGTGATATTACTACTGTTGAGTGGACTTGGAAGACAATGGGTCGTCAGAGATTCAATGATTATATTGTTTGGTCTGACACTGGTGATACTACTCCTGGTATTGGTGGTAAACCTATTAAGGTTGAGTTTGCTACTGGTCTTATTATCGAACAGTACGGTTTACTTGCTCCTGACGGTAAAACTGCTGTTCGTGTAATGCGAGACCATGGTGCTGGTAGTCATGGTGGACATCTGTATTCTTTGCAGCTAAAGAATCCTGATAAAAGTGCTTATGTTGACCCTGCTAACTTTGAAAAAGGTAAGTATTGGTGTATGTTAGCTCCGTCTATTCCTGAATCTTATTCTAAGGGTAACAAGACTAATGTAATGGGACCTGGTGTTATGAAGTCCCAGCTAGGATTCAAGCGTTATAGCAAGGAAATTGCAGGTAACATTAGTAATGTTATTGTTAGCTATGCTTTCAAGACTAAAAGCGGTGGTACTGACACTCGTTGGATTAACGAAGAAATGCGTCAGTTCGATGTTCAGATGCGTATCTCTAATGAGATTGACTTGTGGACATCTCGTTACAATCGTACTGTTAATGGTACTATTGATATGAAGGATTGGGATAACGACCAACCAATTCCTGAAACTGCCGGTATGTTTGAAATCCTTGAAGAATCTAACTATGATACTTATGGTGAATACTTGCCACTTAGCAAGCTAAAAAGAACTATTGGCGATGTAGTTGATAAGGATACTGATACTGGTTCTATGGAGATTACTCTGTATGCAGGTAAAGGTGGTATCGAAGATTTCGATATGGCTATCCGTGAAGATGTTAAGTCCGAAGGATTTATTACTCCTCTTGGAGAGAAAATGATTGGTGAAGAAGGTGGTGGTCTTACTTATGGTAAATACTTCCGTAAATATAAAACTATTGACGGGCATACTGTTACTTGTATTCATCTTCCTTTCTTGGATAAATCTCCTATTGCTGAAACAGCAAAAGCTAATGGACTTATTCATCCTCGTACTGGTTTGCCTATGACATCTCACAAACTGATGTTCATTGACAACTCTGTATATAACGGAAATCGTAATGTTCGTATGGTACGTATGAAAGGTCAGTCTTACCTTGTTGGTGTATTGAAAGGTCTTACTCCTATTCCACCGTCTTGGGGCGCTGTTCCTAGCAATTCTATATCTACGGATATTGATAAATCTCAATATGAAGTTAAGATGTCTCGTGGTCTGCAAGTAGACAGACAAGAGAAGATGTTCATGTTGGAGTGCGTACTCTAAGTTAAACAATTAAAATTGAAATTATAATGGAAGGACAAGCACCAAAAGCCGGAACATTCGGCAGTAGTCTAAATAATCCAACTAATAGTCCTAGTGCTACTGCACAGGCTAAAGCTCCGGAAACTCCTAGAGAAACCTATGAACAACTTCTTAAAAAAGAAGATGGTTTAGATAGAGACTTCTTAGAAGAAAGATATATTACAATAGCTCTTGCTACTGATATTACTATTAATTCTGTTTATCGTCAAGTTAATGCTAAATATATCGTTGACCGTCACGATAGCATTGGTGGTAGTATTAATTCAGCTAGAATCTTAACTAGCAACTATAAAGAAATGGAAGCATATATGCCTTCTCTTGTTGGTTGCTCTGTTAATTCACAGGAATATATTACTCGTGTTCAACGTTGGTTTAATAGCATATCTATTCCTGTTGATGGTGATGGAAAGAAACTTAATTGTTCTTTCCAATGGAATAAGAAAAGAGATTATCTGAACTATAAGATAGACGAGACAGAAATTATCGAAGAATACGATAATGCTGAAAAATCTAATCCTAAACAGTTGAAAGATGCTATTGCTAAATATGTAACTAAGATTAATGCTCTTGAAGCAACTCGTTATCAATACGGACATCCTATTAAAGTAGATGATTACTTAGCATATCGTCATTGTTTACTTTATCCGATTGTCGCTAAAGACGTAGCTATTATTAGCTTCGACCCTCGTGTTAAATTCTATATTAAAGATGAACAACGAGAAAACAATCGTCTTAAACGTAATCGTATTCAAGCTAACAAAGCAAGACGTAATTATCTTGACGCTATTGATAACGATGCTAAGTTCAAAGCTATTTTCGTATGTTACTCTGCTAGTAACAAACAGGATGTATTATCTAACTTGTTACTTGATAGAACTATCCAAGAAAAGATGCTTGATGACTTTGCAATTAAAGAGCCGGAGAAATTCAACAAACTGTTTAACAATTCACAAATTGAGCTTCAAGCGTTCATTGAAGAAGCTATTGCCAAAGGTGAGCTAGTTCGTTCTGATGTTAATCAAACTGTTCTTACTCCCGAAGGTGGATTTATCGGAGCTAACATGAAAGAAGCATTAGCTTATTTCAGTAATCCCGAAAATGCTGATTATAAAAGAGCACTTGAAACTAAACTAAAATTATAATAACTATTTATTATGAAAGTAGCAGAGATACATAACGAGTTCATGCTTCTAGCTCAACAAATGGGCATGAAAACTGTGCGAGCAATACTTCCCGAACAGGTAGACGAAATAATCAATTTAGAGACTATCGAATATGTGAAAGATGTTTTTTCTCGTAAAGGTAATCGTGAACTCGATGGTATCTCTGATAACGTTATAAGATTAACAGAACTTAGTCCTCTCCATACTAGTGTTAAGATTGAAGCTAGACAAGGAGATATAATGTTTGGTACTGGTTATAAGATAGAGTTAAACGACTATCCAAAACCCATGTTCTATACATCTGTCTACTCCTTTAAGGGGGATAAGTCTTATCGTTGCAGATTGATAGACTTAGATTTAGTGAGTGAAACGATGAACGATTATCATTCAAAGTCTATTGTTATAAGTCCTATATGTTATAAGACTGAATCTAATATTGAAGTAATAGCGACATTCGAGATAGAAAAGTTCTTAGTTAATTATATTAAGTATCCTACTCTAATTAATATTGCAACCGATACTACGAATGAACTATCAGATGTTGCTATGCACGAAGTTATTAAGAGAGCTGTTAATACCTTTAATGCTATCTCTAATAATAATAGTTATGAGAAAGTTTCAAACGAATTATCTAAATTAGAATAAAATGGAAAGACTGTTATTTGCAGGTAATGTTGAACTGGCTACTGCTCCCACTACTCTTGCAGCTGTTAATGCTACTGGTATTGCAGAAGGTGCTGTTGCTCTTTACGACCATGAAGGTGCAATCATCTCGAAAGCTCTTACTAAGAACGTTCCGATGTTTACCTTATTTGTTGGTGGTGGAGCATTTGCTAATAAGAGCAAGTATGCCAATATTGTATCTAATATTGATACTAGACGTTTCTCTTATGTTAAGAGTGTCTATACTGCCGGAACTAAATTCAGTGCGGAAGTTACTGTTCCTACTCCCGTAGTAGGAAAGGACTATACGTTAACTATGGCTAAAGCTCATACTGTTCTTAATGAACGTTATAAGTGGTCAGCTAGTGAGCGTGCTCGTGAAGGCGATACTGCCGCTATTATTGCTAAGAAATTAGGTAACCAACTTAAATCTCTTGGTAAAAATGAAGGATTCACTGCTACTGTTTTTGCTGCTAAGATTACTGTAACTGGTATTGACTATGAAGCATGGAACTTGATTGCAGGCGATTCAATGTTCGGAGCTACTATTACTACTACTAAAGCTATGAAACCGATTAATGATGATGCTGCTCTTAAAGAGTTACAAATTCGTTGTATTGGTGCAGAAGGTATTAACTCTACTAGTAACGATGCTCGTAAGTTATATACTCTTCCAGAGTTTTCTAATGCTGGTGGTTGGACAGTATATACTCTGACCTTCTATCCACACCGTGACCTTCGTAGTGGTAGCACCGAAAATGTTAAGACTATAATTCATCTAGCTATTCCGACAGAAGCTGCACAAATTTCTATTCTTGACACAATCTTGGCTTCTATCAATACTCCGGCTGCGGCAGGAGCTTAAAGCAAGGCTTAAAGAATGACTCGTAATAGTTTAAATAAAGGGGTTGCTATTAGTATTTAATATTAGTAGTAATCCCTTTAATCATAGATAGGGATGAAGGAAATTATCGAATCTGCTCTTAATCAAGGATTAAGTTCCCTGATAACAATTTCTATTTTCCTACTATTATACAAATGGTTGGATAATAAGAAAAAGACTGAAAGCGAAAAGTTTGTTAGTTCTATTAGTGATACTCTTGATGAAGTATCTAAATCATTATTACAAGTCTCGACCTTTATCACAGATATTACAAAGAATATTATAGATAAAGATAAAGACAAGTGTAAGACTGCAATAGAAGATTCTATGTTCGCTTCGGCAATGAGATTGACTATATTCGTTACTAATACTGTTATTAATAACCACGTCCATACTAATAAA